GGAAATGATGGTTTACATCCAGAAAAAGTTGTAATAGTAGATGGAAAACCTCAAATATGTAATGTTTCTAGATTAGTTGATCAACTTAATTTTCAAAATGAAATGAAATAATTTTGTTATATAATAATAAATAATAATAAATAATTATGAATAGTTTAATAATTGCTTTAATATCATTTATATTAGGTTCAATATATTATGGAGAGTTCTATACCATTGGATTCTAATTGTAGTTTTATTTCATCTATATGGACAGATATTTTAGCATTTATTGTAGGAATGTCTGTAATTTATAAGGGTCATATCTATAAAGATAGTATATTAATAATAGTTGGAGCGTCAATTATAACCGAACATATATGGCAATTATTTCCTAAATTTACAATGAAAAAAATAATAAACTAATTTTGTTATATATTAAAAAATAATATATAACACTAATAAAATGAGTACATCACCATGTCCTGGATCATATCCTATGAATTTAAATAAGCCTACTATAAACGATTATAAAAATTTTTTCCCTGATACCCAATGGGTTATTTGTCAGAATTGTCATTGTGATAAAATATTAATGAAAAATAAAAGTAATTATTATCATATAGTTGATCAATATTTATGTAAAGAACATTGCTGGTTATATTTAGTTGATGAAGAAGATGATTATCTAGAATCATAGTTTATTGACTGGTTTGATCATTATCATCAAATAATGTAACTCTATTAACTATAGTTACAGTTTCAATTGGATACGCACATATTTGTTTTTTAATATCCCATATTTTTTTATGAAGTCTTCCTTTTTTAGTTCTAAAACTACTTGTTTTTTTCATTAACTCATTATAAGTACCGACATAATTTTTTTTAAAATTAACTAATTCTTTAGATATTTCTCTTTCTTTTTTTTCAGCCTCGCGAAGATCTTTTACATATTTTTTTAATAATTGATCTGCATCACGTCTTCTAGAATATTTTTTAAGAAAGTTAACTTTTTGATTAAGTCCATAATAAGAAGTTGTAAAAAAATCTAAATTAGTGTTATCTTGGTCAACATGACCAGGATTTCTGCACATTGGACATCGTGTATGTCCTTGTCTAAACCAATGCATTATACATTCTGTACAAAATGTGTGATTACATTCAGGAAGTGTATATTTTTGATTGTCATTATTTTCATGACATATAGGACATAACTGTTCTTCCATTTTATATAATATTATATTTTATTTAAATATAATATCAATATTTTTATGTTTTATATATGGTAAATAACTTTAATTTAAAATATATTTTTAAAAATGAATTTAAAAAAATATATTTTAAATTTAAATAAAAATGACATCTCTTGAAACTACATTTCATAATGCTATAGATGAAGTTATATCAAATTTTGCTTTATCTATTGCACTTAAGTATAATTTAAATAAAGATGAACTATTATCTCTATGGAAAACAACATCTGTAAAAGTTGATGATAAAATTAAACAAGAAATTCCTATAGAAAAAGAATTGTTAGAATCTTCTATACAAGATAAAAAGTCTACTGATGAAAAATCTGAATTTACACTTGAAGAATTATCCTCAAAAAAGAAAACTGAATTGCAAGGAATATGCAAAGATCGTAAATTGAAGGTAACTGGTAAAAAAGAAGAAATAATTGATCGTATTTTATCATTTAAAATTCAACAAAAATCCATAAATTCAACAAAATCTAATAGTGCAAAAACACTTCTTCAAAGTCTTAATACTCCTCCTCCAGCAATTCGTATTAGACGTAATGCATGGGGAAATTATGAACATCCTGAACATCATTTTGTTTTTGATAAAGTTACTGAAGTTGTTGTTGGTATTCAATTAGATAACGGAACAGTAAAAGATTTAGATGAAGAATCAATTGAACTTTGTAATAAATATAAATATAAATATGTTCTTCCTGATAACCTAGATAAAAATACAAAATCAATTAATGATATCAAACTTAATGTAGATGAAGATGAAGATGATATTATGGAAGATGACGATATCGAAGAATTAGAAGAAGAACTTCTAGAAGATGATGATGATGGAGACCTTGAAGAATTTTACGGAAGTGATGGAGAAAATTAATCATTTATTTTTTTATTAAGAAATAAATGATGGAAACAAATTACGATTTTTTTGATGAATAGGTTTTAATTTAATTTTTACATTTTTTTTCATTGAATCTGCTAGTAATATTTCCCTTTGTATTTTACAAATAGGAAATATACTTGATTTAATATGGATTGGATTAATTATATAATCACAATAATTTATTAATTTATCTGTAATTGGATATAAACTATGATCTATTAAACATATTTTTACAGAATCTTTCAAATGAATTATTAATTCTTCTTGTAAACTACGTAATAAATTATTATCAAAAATGAATAACATTTTTTCTTTAAAAGTTCTTAATATTAATGAAGATGATTCTACATTTTTAAATGTATGTACTTTATAGTTTTTATCTGCTAATATATTATTAATATTAGTTGTTAATCTTCTATTTTTTGATATGATAAACACATTGGTTATATTTTTATTAATAATATCTTTTGATATTTGTTTATAATAAAAATTTTCTATCTCTGATATAGTTTCGTTATCGAAAACACTTGCAAATGACATTTATTAATTTAAATATATTTAATTTTTTATTAAATATATTTATTCAAATGATACTTGAGCACTCATACAACTTTCTAACTGTCTTAAAACTTTGTATTTTTGGATCCTTAATTTATATTGTTTATCAATTATTTTATCTGTTTTATATGCAACAGTTAATGCTTGGTCTAATGGATTGCATGCTAATTTCAGATAATACAAGTAATCAATTTTTACTAAATTAGAGTGTTCTTGTTGATACAAAGGATCTTCTAATTTATCAAATTGTTTTGCTTTTAATCCTCCATTTGTAGTAACTAAATATTCAATACGACTTCCTGCATCTACTCTCATTCCACGTGATCTCATTTTTTCTGCTAATTGAACTTGAGCTGGTAAACACTTTAATTTATATGTACCATATTCTTGTTGACATATTTTACATTCACCTCGATCAATGAAATCGCCATCTCGATTCTTTCCATTACGTGTGGTATACATAAATTCATCAAATGATTGATGTTTTCCATATGTCTGCCAGCATTTATGCAATTTATTGATATGTTTTTCGTAATCTACAGTATCATGAAAAAATATTCCAAGATCTCTCAATCTCTTTTCTCTCTTTTTTGCATCTTGCGGTAATTCTCTAATTTTGTAATCAGATAATTCTCCTATACTTTTTGTAATAATAAAATCTTTATAATTAAAAGATGCACTGCATAATTTATTAAATTCATCAAATATAGAATTTAAAACTTCATCTTTGCCTGCTTTATTAAAAATTTTCATAATCACCATTTCATAAATATTTCTAATAAATTTACTATTATCTCGTCTAGCGAGTAAAACACCTTTTTTCATAATTTTATCTTCAAGTATACCATCACGACCGCACGATAATGCCATATATCTTTTTTTAGTTAATATAAAAAATCTCCAATAAACAACTTCTTCAAATGCTAACTTCATTGGAGGTGGGAAAATACTAAGTAATTCTTCTTCAACTTGCATACAAAAATCCCAACATTCTTGAGCAGTTTTCAACCATGGAAAATGTATATAACACGAATCAGTATCACCATATACTAATTGTCCTTTATATCTTTCTTGAATTGTTTTACCAGCGAGTTCAATAGATTGTCGACCTTTAGCAGTAGTACACATAGCACCTGGTAAAAATGGAAGATATCCTCGTTTAACACCCATTGCACCATACATACTGTTTGCTGATACTTTAAAGGCTAATTGTCTTTTATTGAGTACAGTATATCGTGTTTCCCATTTTTCATTTTCATTTTTCCATTTTTCTTGTTCTTCATCATCTTCAGATTCATTCATTTTTTGCTTTGCTTCATTTGCTTTCTTCTTAGCATCTTTCATTTCTTTTTTAGTTTTTTTACGAGCATTCAATAAGTTTTGTAGAAGTGTTGGAATCACACCCATTGGTTTTTTCAAAAATCTATAACGATGTGCTGCACAAATAATATTTTTTGGTTTAGTTGCTCTAAACATTGTATCATGTTTACAACCAACATGATCCTCCCATTCAATAACATTACAATCCTCATCTGGAATAGACTCATCTTGAACTAAAGTTGAATAATCAATATTATATGCAATAATTGTTGTTGGATATAGAGATGTAAAATCAAATGGTACAACTCTATCGTATGCACCTGGAATCGGTTGTACAACATACGCTCCAGTATATTGTTCGTTTTCTTTTACTTCATAACCATCTTTTTCAACTACAAAATTATTATACATACAATGTTTATATACTTGAGAAAATACTTTAATTTGTTGTCCTTGAGTATATAAGAAAAATATTGGAACATTACAAGCTTTTGCCATTTCACAAAGTCCTACCCACATTTGTGTTACATCAAATAGCTTTAAAACAAGTGCAGAATCCTGAACACAATATTTACCAACTATACCCATTGCTCGTTGTGCTTTCTTAGAATATGTACCATCTTTTTGTTTTTTAATACCAATTCGATAACATTTAAAAATACCTTTTGCACTAAGAGGATCTTTTGTTTCACCAAGAAAGAATGTAGATACAGTTTTTAATTTATAATTATCGAATTTATAATCACGTTTGATTAATGGAAGTAGATCAACAAATAGACGACCTTCTGCATCAAGAAATTGAAATTCTTGAGTACCATATGCTGAACTAGACCATTTAATTGTACGTTCTTTAGCCTGAATGCCAATTCTAGCACCAAGTTTATCAAATTGTTGAATACACATATGCAATTTTGCTCTATCTATCATATACGGAATATCAAAACCTAATATATTATATCCAATAATTAATTGAGGATTTTTTTCATTTACAAATTCTGTAAAACCTTCTAATAATCCAGCTTCTGTATTGAATTGCCATATTTCAGAGTCATTTACAATATCTGTATCAGGTTCTCCTAATGTTAATAAATATTTTTCGTATTCAT